AAGACCCAGTTATACAAATGCAACAGCAAGAGTTGAAGTTAAAGGGGCAAGAGCTTGAGCTTAAAGCCCAGAAACAAAAAGTTGAAGCGGCGGAAAAAACAGATCGCTTGCGTATTGACGAAGCACGGATTGCAGCACAGAAAGAAATTGCTGCAATGCAAGTCGCGGCTACAGCAGCCGCTGCGAAAGACAAACTCGCCTACCAAAGCGAGATTGAAGGGGTTCGTATGGGCATGGATGCGGCTAAACACCGTACTCAGATGGCCGTACAGCAAGCGCAACGGGCAGCGCAAAAATCGCCTAGTAGACCTAGAAAGGAAAATGATTGAGTGATTACAAACTCTTAGCCGTAGTTGCCAAAGAGATCGAGAAGGTGCGACAGGAGCAAATTGCTTTTATCGCTGCAAGCCGAGCCGATACCTTTGACGAGTACAAAAAAGTCTGCGGAGTCATCCGGGGTCTGAACCTCGCAGAAAACATCATTAACGACCTTGTGCAAAAAATGGAGAAGTCCGATGACTGAGTTTGACGTAGCGGCAGTAGACCTGTCTGGAATCTTGAACACCACTGCGGAGCAAAAAGCTAAGCAGTTGCCTGACCCCAAAAGGTTCATGATGTTGTGTGTTGTCCCCGAAGCAATGGAGGGATATCACGACAGTGAGGTGGGGCTAATCAAAGATGCCAAGACAATGCACTATGAGGAAGTACTCACTCCGATCCTATTCGTTGTGAAACTTGGCCCCGACTGCTATCAAGACCCTACCCGGTTCCCCAGTGGACCGTCGTGCAAGGAGGGTGATTTTGTCATCGTCCGCCCCAATTCAGGCACCCGTCTGAAGATTCATGGCCGTGAATTCCGCATCATCAACGATGACTCGGTTGAAGCAGTTGTGGAAGACCCCCGTGGTATTACACGAGCATCATAAGGAGTAACACATGGCAACATTGCCTGAATTTAAAGGTGAAGAGTACAAGTTTCCTGACGAAAAGGAGACTGCTGTTGAAGACAAGTTTGAGGTAGAAATCGAAGACGATACTCCTCCGCAGGACCGTGGGCGCAAGCCTATGAAGGAACCCGTGGAGGACCCGACTGACGAAGAACTCTCCTCTTACGACGAGAAGGTACAGGCCCGCATCAAGAAGTTCACCCGTGGGTACCACGATGAGCGCCGCGCAAAAGAGGAAGCTCAGCGCGAACGAGAAGCCGCCGAAACCTTTGCTCGACAGGTGTTTGAGGAAAACAAACGTCTCCAACAGCAGCTATCAACGGGCAGTAAAGCTTTTATTGAGCAGTCCCAGTCTGCCGCTGAGATTGAGCTTGTATCCGCTAAGAAACGATACAAAGAAGCTTATGAGTCCGGGGATGTTGACGCTCTTACGGAGGCCCAGGCAGAGATTGCCAAAGCCACCTTAAAGATAGACAAAGCCTCTGGTATGAGGCCAATTGAGGTGGAAGACAAGGATTTTGCCGCATCCCAACCTGCCCAGCCTAAGTTGGACCGTCGCACCCAAAAGTGGGTGGATACCAACAAAGATTGGTGGGGGAAAGACGAAGAAATGACTATGACTGCTATGGGGCTTGACAAGAAGCTACAAAAACAGTATGGTGCGGACTATATAGGTACTGAAGAGTACTTTGAAACCATCGATAAAACGATGCGCAAAAGATTTCCTGAGTATTTTGAAGATACTCAGAGCGACGAGGACGACGAACTGCCTCCAAAGAAAAGAACGTCAGACCCGGTATACGAGGACGATCCTCCACGCCGTGCAACAAGATCAGCTACGGTTGTGGCTCCGGCTTCCCGTAGTACTCCGCCTAATCGTATTAAGTTAAAGGCATCCGAAGCGGCGATTGCTCGCAGGCTTGGGGTCCCAATTGAAGAATACGCTAAACAGGTTGCTCAACTAAGAAGAGGTGAATAATGGATCAAGGCCAAGTCAAACCTGCTGAAAAAGCACAAAACCGTATGAGCCGTGAGTTAGATACTCGTGCTGTGATGCAACGCCCAACAGCGTGGCGTCCACCTGAGACTCTACCTAGCCCAGATGACCGTCCGGGCTGGAGGCACCGTTGGGTGCGCATATCTACATTGGGGACTGCTGATCCAAGCAATATTTCTTCAAAGTTACGCGAAGGATACGAGCCGTGTAAAGCGGATGAGTACCCTGAGTTGATGATGCACGCTACCACCGAAGGTCGTTTTAAAGGCAACGTTGAGGTGGGTGGACTGTTGCTCTGTCGGATTCCAAGCGAGTTTTTGGATCAACGTATGAAATACTACGAGACTCAAAATAAAGCCCAAATGGACTCCGTAGACAACAATTTTCTTCGTGAAAGCGATCCTCGTATGCCTCTTTTCTCAGAAAAGAAGACGAGAGTTACTTTTGGTTCTGGTTCTTAAATTTTAGGAGTCTTAGATGGCTTATCCTACAGTCTCGGCCCCTTACGGTCTAAAGCCTGTAAACCTAATTGGTGGACAGGTATTCGCGGGTGCAACCCGTTTGATGGAGATTGCAAGTGGTTATGCCACCAGCATTTTCTACGGCGATTTGGTTAAACGTATTTCTGATGGCACTATCGAAAAGGACACTGGCACGACAACTGCCACGCCTTGCGGTGTGTTTTTGGGTGTAAGTTTTACCAATGGTTCAACTGGTCAAATCCAGCAGCAACAGTACTATCCGGCTAGTCAGTCAATTGCATCGGGGTCTAAAATCTTCGCTGTGGTTGCTGATGATCCTGACACTCTGTTCCAAGTAGTCTCTTGTTCTGCAACCACGGTTGTGGCCGGAATGGGCATCTCTGCTATTGGTAACAACATTGCTTTGATTCAAACCGCCGGATCTACCACCACTGGTAACTCCAAAGTGGCTATTGATGAAGGCACTCAAGCTACTACCAATACGCTGCCTATCCGCATCATTGATGTGGTGCGCGAGACAGCAACAGGCGCTGATACATTTGTTGAATTTATCGTCAAGATAAATGCAACTATGCACCAGTACAATAATTCAACTGGCGTATAAGGAGCATAAACCATGGCTATTTCACGCGCACAACTACTGAAAGAGTTGCTCCCTGGCCTGAACGCATTGTTCGGTATGGAGTACTCTCGCTACGGCGAAGAGCACAAAGAAATCTATGAAACCGAGACTTCTGAGCGTTCATTTGAAGAAGAGACCAAACTGTCTGGATTCTCCGCCGCTCCGGTGAAGAACGAAGGCTCTGCCATTGCTTATGACAATGCGCAGGAAGCTTGGTCAACCCGCTATACGCACGAAACCATTGCCTTGGGTTTTTCGATCACTGAAGAAGCGGTCGAAGATAACTTGTATGACTCACTGTCTGCTCGTTACACCAAGTCGCTGGCTCGTGCTATGGCTTACACCAAGCAGGTTAAGGCTGCGTCAGTCCTGAACAACGGCTTCTCAGCGTCCTACGTGGGCGGTGACGGCGTTGCATTGTTTAGTGCTAGCCACCCCTTGATCTCTGGTGGCACCAACAGCAACACTCTTTCTACCCAAGTTGACCTGAACGAGACTTCCTTGGAAGCCGCCGTTATTCAGATCGCCGCTTGGACGGATGAGCGTGGCTTGTTGATCGCAGCCAAGCCCAAGAAGATGGTTGTTCCTCCTGCTCTTCAGTTCGTTGCTACTCGTTTGTTGGAGACCAATCTACGGGTTGGCACCGCTGACAACGATATCAATGCGTTGAAAAACAATGGCGCTATCCCTGAAGGTTATTGCATTAACCACTATCTGACCGATACCAACGCATGGTTTTTGACCACTGACGTACCTAACGGCCTGAAGCATTTCGTTCGTTCCCCGCTGGCTAACAGCATGGACGGTGACTTTGATACGGGCAACGTCCGTTACAAGGCCCGTGAGCGTTATAGCTTTGGCTGGTCTGATCCCCTCGGGATGTTCGGTTCTTCAGGTTCTACCTGATAAGCACCAGTAAAGAAGAGGTGGCTGGCCTTCTACTAGGGCTCCTTCGGGAGCCCTTTTTATTTGTTGCGCCCCATTTAAAACCGTGATATATTGCAATTATTCCGGGCTTTCCGGTGTATCTGACAGTCCCGGCTGACGACATGCAGACAGATACGCCCCACTTGCATGTAAGGAAAAATCATGGCACGCACTACGTTTCAAGGCCCAGTTCGTTCATTGGGCGGTTTGTATCAACAAGGCCCAGGCGCTATTATTGCAATCACTTCTAGCACCACTTTGAGTCCTGAAGCTCATGGTGGTCGCATAATTAGTGTCGGTGGCGCTTTAGCTGCTACCACAACTGTGACGCTTCCAGCTATCAACGCTTCAACCGACCCCGCAACTTCTGGCCCTGGCCAAGACCCCAACACGTTGAACAACGAAGGTGTTTTGTACACGATTTGGGTTCCCACAACCATCACTACAAGCTCGCTGAGGATCGCCACCAACGGAACAGACCTGTTCATTGGCACTTTGTTTGGTGTTGACACCGACTCATCTGACGCTTTGGTTGCGTACAACGCCTTAGCCGCTTC